GCAGATCGGCTACGCCGGCCCAGCAGGCACTGGCACCGACATATCGACGTTGGTCGGACTGACCCAGGCATCGGGGGCAACGCCGCCGGTCAATGGGGTCGCTGCCGAGACGCCGCTGCAATGCGCAATCACGCTGAGGACGCATCCCGAGTGGTATGGGCTGATGTTCGCCGTCACGACGGCGATCCAGCAAAGCGACTATACCGCCGTTGCCGGGTTCATCGAAGGCGCTAATCCGATCAGTATCTTTGGCTATACGACGCAGGATACTCGCGTGCTCGACCCGACCATCACCCAGGACATTGCCTCGGTGATGCAAGGGCTGAACTTCGAGCGGACGTTCGGACAATATTCATCATCCAGCCCCTATGCCTGCGCCTCGATGTATGGCAGGGCATTCACCACCGACTTCGAGGCCAACGACACCATGATCACCTTGAAGTTCAAACAAGAGCCGGGAGTGATGGGCGAACAGCTCACCGAGAACCAGGCCGCCACATTGCAGAAGAAGAACTGCAACGTGTTCGTCTACTACTCAAACAACACCGCCATCATCCAAGAAGGCGTGATGGCAAACGGATATTTCTTCGATGAAGTGCAAGGCACAGACTGGCAAGCCAACCGCATACAGACAGACCTCTTCGATGTTCTCTACACCTCTCCCACCAAGATCCCGCAGACCAATCAGGGCATCCATGTCCTTGTCACTACGGTGAGCAACAGTCTCGCTCAAGGAGTGGCGAACGGCTTGATTGCGCCTGGACAGTGGAACGCGTCTGGCTTCGGTCAGATCGCTTTCGGCCAGATGCTCCCGCTTGGCTACTATGTCTGGGCTCCGCTGTTGGAGACCCAGGCGCAGAGCGTGCGCGAGCAGCGTATCGCACCGACCATCCAATGCGCCATCAAGCTCGCTGGGGCGGTGCACAAGGCAAACGTCATCGTCAACGTCAACCGCTAGGAGTCTCTCAGTCATGGCAGGAGTTCCCGTCACACTCGTTGGTTATGCCTTCCGCAGTGATGTAGGCGTCACTCCCTACAGCATGGTGCCGATCACCATCATCGCAGACGCGACCTACACCGGTCTCGGCCTCGGCGGTGGTCCTATCATCCCGCCAGCACAGCCTGGGCCACCTGGATCGCCGACATTCCCGATCTGGGGTCCACCGGGCTTCAATCCGCCAGGACCAGGATATCCACCGGGCATCGGAGGTGGTCCGATCATACCACCGACACCGCCGCCAGGAGTGCCAGCGCATCCGATCTACTGGCCGCCTGGATCACAGATCCCGTCTCATCCGATCAATCTTCCAGGCTTCCCGACGCATCCTTGGGTGCCGCCGCCAGGGATGCCTGCGTTTCCGATTTGGGGGCCGCCAGGGATCGAACTACCGCCTGTGCCTGGATATCCGCCTGTTATCGGTGGTGGGCCGATCATGCCGCCGGAAGGAGGAACCCCACCGTCGCCGGGTGCGCCGGAGGGCGATTGGGAGTGGGCTTACGTGCCTGGATATGGCTGGGTCGCCGCATGGGTGCCCGGAGACAAGCCGCAGCCTCCGCCCGTCGGACCGTAGCTAAACCCTGATGCGCCGCTCATGGCTCCTGCTGTGGGCGGCGCTCTCTCTTTCGTCCTGCGCTTCCCGCGACCATGCGGTGTGCTATGTGTTCGCTTGGAACATGACGGTTTATTGCTGGCCGATGCAGGAAGAACCAGCGAAAGACAACTATCCATAGGAGGTGAACGTGGCCGCTGCTGGTAGTGGTGGAACCTACAGTTTCATGGATGTCAACGCGACGATCACCGGACCCGGTGGCGCGTTCTCGCTCGGCTATGGATCGTGCACCGCCGAGGAAGGCATCAGCATAGCCATGATTGAGAACAAGAACACGATGACCATCGGTGCCGATGGTTGTGTGATGCACAGCTTGCACGCGGGCAATGGCGGCACGGTGACGGTGCGATTCCTGAAGACCTCACCGACCAATCAGCTCTTGCAGCGGATGTTCGACACCCAGAAGATGTCATCGGCATACTGGGGCCGGAACACCATCAACATCGCAGACCCGGCGAGAGGCGATGCCATCACTTGCTCGATGTGCGCGTTCCAGCGGTTTCCCAATGTCAACTACGCGAAGGATGGCGGAACGCAAGAGTGGATCTTCGATGTTGGTGATGTCACCGGCATCCTCGGCAACGGCACGCCGGGTGTCGGTTTCTGAGGAGATGAGAGGTGGCTGATTTCACCATAGGCGAGCACCGCTATCGCAGCGGCAGGCTGGACCTGTTTCGGCAGGTCCATGTGGTGCGTCGTCTTGCCCCGGTGATGGGGCCTTTGGTGCGCTTCGCAGAGTTGACGACGGTCGAGCCGTCTGCCGATCCCAACGAGACGCTGGAGCGTCAGATGGAGATTGTCGTGCCGTTCTTTGAGGCGTTCGCCAAGATGCCGGACGAGGATGTCAACTATGTTCTAAGCACCTGTCTCGCCGTGGTGTCGCGTCTGCAGGGCGGCAACGGGCAGGGGCCGCAGCTATGGACAGATGTATGGAACACCGCGGCGCGGCGGCTGATGTTTGACGATATCGACCTCCCGGTTGCCATGCAGATTTGCTGGAACGTGATCCAGGACAATCTCGCGGGTTTTTCGCTTACCAGGCAGATGCAGCCAGACGCCCCCAATATGCCGCCCCGCTCCCAGCAGGCATTCAGTGGGTGAGTTTGCCTGATGGTGAGGATTTCATCATGCGCCCTGTGCTGCGCGGCCTATGCAAGCTGGAGAGCCTGGTAGACGGTTCGCTCACTCTGGAGCACATCGCGCGCGCCAATGAAGCGCTGAACGTCTACGACGAAAACGAAAGGCGCTGGCATGAGTGGCAGCAGCGACAGCTCGCTTCCCGATGATACTGCGCAGGTCGGCACTGATCAGCCCAAGGCTGGCGGGCAGCTATGGCTGCGCCGCTGGTCGCTGACGATCGGCGATGTCACCGGAGCAAAGGCGCTCGATCTCTCCTGGCTCGCGTTCACCTTCTCGGTGAAGCAGCAGCAGCTTGCCTCGCCCTGGTCGGCGACGATCACGGTGTATAACGTCAGCAACGATCTGCTCAACAGCGTCGATACTCAGAAGGAATATACCAACGTCAGATTGGAGGCTGGCTACTGGTCGGGTCAGTATGGGGTGCTGTTCGAGGGGCCGATTGTCTACTACCGATCTGGGCGCAAGGATGCGACCGACACCTTCATTGAGATCTACGCCGCCGTTGCCGACATGGCGTTTTCTCAGGCGATCATCAACAGCTGGCTTCCCGCTGGCCACGTCAAGCAGGACGTGCTGAATGCGGCGATCGCTTCCTTTGGACCCTATGGCATGGGCATCGTCGCGGGTCAGATCACGCAACTGTCGCAGCAGCAGGCGACGCGCGGGAGAACCCTGTTCGGCATGACCGCCTCGATCCTACGCGATATCGCGCGCAGCGAGGATGCGCAGTGGTTCATCGACCAGGACAAGAAGCTGCATCTGCTGCGGCAGGATGAGGCGATCAGTCTCGCCGACACGACGGTTCCGATCCTCAACAGCCGCACGGGGATGATCGGCGTCCCGGAGCAGACCTTGGGCGGCGCGGTCAACGTCCGATGCCTGCTCAACCCGGCGATCCGGCCGGGGAAGAAGATCCAGCTCAATCAGGCCGACGTGGTCCATTACACCGCGATCAATCCCGACGCGGCGATGAACGCGCAACTGGCGTTTGATCTGTCGAAGACGCAGAACGAGCAGGCGCGCCATGCGGACGGCTTCTACACAGTCGGCGCGGTCGAACATACCGGAGAAAGCCGTGGCAATACCTGGTATACCAACATCGTCACGGTGTCCTTCAATGAGCCGCAGTCGCAGCGTCCACAAGTATCGGCACCGCGCTGATGGCTGAAGTCTTACAAGACTACCTTGTATCCGTCCGGTATGCGGTCGATAGCGCATCCCAGCAGAACTTCCTCAACCAGCTAAAGAGCGTCGCCACTTCGGTCACCGGCGTCGCGGGCGAGATCGCCGCCCTCGGCGTCGCGGTGATGGGGATGGCGAAGAGCTTCGCGGACGCCGGAACGCAGCTTTACTTCTCCTCGCAGCGGCTCGGCTCAAGCGTTGCGAACATTTCAGCGCTGACCTCGGCCATGCGGGATATGGGCCTCTCGGCAGCGGAGGCGCATGCATCGATCGAAGGGTTCGGCGCGTGGGTCCGCACGATGGGGCCGGGTGCGACCGGCTTCCTGCGCACGATCGGCGTCACCGCGACCAACACCACCGATCAGATGGTGCAGCTCGGTCAAGCGCTGAAGAACATCGCGTCCAAGACCAACTGGGCGACGATGCTGCAATACGCGGACGCGATGCACCTGTCGGAGCAGGCGGTGCGGGCGCTGATGAACGTTGCCGACAGCCTCAAGGAAAGGAAGGCGATCCAGGCGGCGGTGTGGGGGCCTAATCCGGAGCGGGCGGCGCAAGAGTTTGCCGATCAGGCGCAGGCCGTCACCAAGCAGTTCAACCTGATGGGGTTCTTCTTCGATCAGCTACGGGACAAGTTTGCCTCGGGGCTGTTCCAGCGCGTCCTGCCCTATCTGAAAGACTTCAATCAGCAGCTCATCAGTTCGATGCCGCGCGTCGATTACCTGATGACCCAGGTGCTCAGGCTGGTGCCGCCGCTGTTGGACTTCCTGGCCAAAGCGGTTACCGTGCTCTCGGCGTTCACCCAGATGGTCGGCTCTGCCATCGATGTGCTGGGGAAGCTTCCGCCAGCCTTCAAGTTCGCCTTGGAGGCGATGATCGGCATCGCGGCAGGGCTGCGCCTCATGTCGTCGCCACTGGGCCTGGTGTTCATGGGCCTGACGGCATTGCTGGCGCTGCTTGACGACTTCCGCGCCTACCAGCAGGGCGCGGAACATCTGCTTCCGTGGGAGAGCATCAGCAAGTTCCGCGCCGTGCTTGAGCCGCTGGTCGCCTTGATCGGCGTGCCGCTGGTGCTGCGGTTCCTCGGCTTCGCGGGCGCGATCAGGGGCATCGTCAGATCGTTCGGTCTGCTGACCGGGATCAGGATGGGCGCGACCATCGGAGAGATCGGCGCGCTGGAAAAGGGCATCACCTCGCTCACGCGGCTGGCGGGTCCGATCAACATCCTGGTCACTGCGCTGCTGGCACTCGCTGACGCGTTCAGCAAGAACCGCAGCGGCCAGCAGATGATCGAGCAGGCTGCGGAAGCCCGAGGCTACAAGCTGAAGCGGGATCACCCGTGGTCGGAATTCTACTACGAGAAGGAGGGCAAGCGGTTCTCGCAGGAGGAGGTTCGCCACGAGCTCGGGCTTGATCCGCGCACCGGTCTGACCAAGCAGCAGATCGAAGCGGGAAAGATGCCGGAGCCCTCCGGTTACACCGCGCGCACCGCGGAAGAGATCCAACGGGATGAGCGAGCGGCAGCGGAGGCGAGGCATCCTGAGATTGTCGGACGACGCGCCAGGAGAGAGTGGGGTGGAGGGAAACCGGGGCATGAGCCTGCGCCTGGGCCGCCCTCGCCGCCAGCGACCACCACACAACCTCCCGAAGCGCCGCCTGCGGGAGGCGGTGGGGGCAAGGCATGGTTCAAGCCCTGGACGTGGGGAAGACCGCGCGCAGAAGCCGCAGGAGGATCGCAGTTCGCCGGACCTGGCGCACCGACGACAGGAGAGGCGCAAGCGCGCGTCGGGACAACAGGGACGTATGGCGACTATCTGACGCAGAAGTTTGCTGCGGATCAGGCGGCAGGAGCAGCTGCGGGCGATATCACCCGACAGCAGGAGCAATACCTGCCGGAGACAGACGGCGGAGGCCCATCCGGGCCGGTCGGCGGCATCGGCGGCGTCTCCCGTGGCGGGCCGGGTGAGGAAGGTCCAACTACGATGGGGGCGATGTCGGCGGACACCAAGAAGAAGATGCTTGATGTCGCCACGCGCCTCTCAACCGATCTCGGCATTTCCAAGGAAGCTGCCGCTGGCATCGTCGGCAACCTGATGCAGGAGAGCGGTTTGCGTGCTGGCGCGGAAGAGAAACCCGGAACCGGCAGAGGAGGTTTAGGCTGGGGTCAATGGACCGGGCCGAGGCGGCAGGATTTTGAAAGGTTCCTCAAAGAGCATCCCGGCATGTCGGCGGACGAAGCCAACTACGCCTATCTCTTGCAGGACATCCGCAAGCCGCAATACGCCGAGATGCGCAAGGCGCTGCGGCAGCAGGGCATCTCAACCGGTCAGGCGACCCGGACATTCGAAGGCACCTACGAAGTGGCCGGAACTCCCATGATGGCTCGCCGCGAAGCATATGCCGCGCAGACCGCGCAGCTGCTGCAAGGCCAGCCTTTGATGTCGGGCCAGACCGCGATAGCGGCGAACCAGAACATCCCGCAGCCTGCTGGCGAGACCAGGGGAGGGCCGACCATCAACACCACCATCAACGTCAACGGCGCTGGCGATCCGAACGCCGTGGGCAATGCGGTCGCCGGTCATCAGAAGCGGGTCAATGAAAGCCATATCCGCGCGTCCGGGGCTGGGAAGCTGGCCTGATGTCGGGGCTGATCTCCAGCGCGCTGACGACAGTCGGCAACATCGTAGAAGGCGCGCTTAACCAGACCGCGCGCAATGCCATCAATACCGTCGCCGCCGATGTCGCTTCGATCTTCTTCCATAACCGCAATATCGGCGGCATCATCGCTGACGTGACCATCGAGGAACAGGAAACCCATCGCCTGATGGTCACCCAGCATCCGGTCGCCACGGGCACGCCGGTTTCTGATCATGCCTACATGATGCCGCCCACCGTGACGATACGCTGCGGCTGGACCAATGCAGGCAGCAGCAACATCAATCAGGCGTCGTCGCTCGCGCAAAACCTGGTGGCGTGGGCGGTCGGCAGCGGATCGCGGGTCAAGGGCATCTACACCGCCCTGCTCGATTTGCAGAAGAGCGCCACTCCGTTCCAGCTAACCACCGGCAAGTGGACCTACGACAACATGCTGATCACGTCGCTGTCGGTCAGGACGGATGAGAAGCTGGAATACACGCTGATGGTGGAGGCGGAATTCCAGCAGGTCTTGATCGTCAACACCGCGGGCACGAGCCAGCCGGATCAGACCTCGCAGACGTTAGCCACCAAGACGGCCGCCACCGTTGATAGCGGCGGCAACACTCAGCCGAAGCCGTCCGGCCCGCTGCCTTCGATGCTCTCGACCGGCTACCATGCCGTTCTCAGTTGGATCACCGGTTGATGGCGAACTACGAGATCCCGCTCACACCGACGCCGCAGCGCTTCGTCATCACGCTGGGGCCGAACGTCTATCAGTTCGTCGTGCAGTATCGCGACGCGGACATGGGCGGGTGGGTGCTCGATATCAACGACCAGTTCGGCACGCCGATCTGCTGCGGCATTCCCCTGGTCACCGGAGCCAACCTGTTCGCGCAGTATGCTTATCTCGGGCTCCCTGGAAGGCTGGGAATCATGTCTGACGGCGATCCGACCGCCGTGCCCACCTTCACCAACCTTGGCGTCAGCTCACACCTGATGTGGATATACCCATGAGTTCTTCGCAGACACCCGGACCGCTTCCTTGGAATCAGCGTTACGCCGATAACTTCGAGACCGT